TTAAAAGAGTTATTATCAATATGCCACCAAGACATACAAAGTCTGAGTTTGCATCTTATCTATTACCTGCCTGGTTAGTGGGCCGTAATCCAAAATTAAAAATTATTCAATCAACACACAATACTGAATTAGCTGTAAGGTTTGGACGAAAGACCAAGAACCTAATGGACTCGCAAGAATACAAACAGGTTTTTGAAACAAGGCTCAAGGAAGATTCTCAAGCTGCAGGAAAATGGGAAACCGAACAAGGTGGTGAATACTATGCTGCCGGTGTTGGATCTGCAATTACAGGAAGGGGTGCTGATCTATTAATTATTGATGATCCACATTCTGAACAAGACGCATTAAACATGCAAGCATTAGAACGTGCGTACGAGTGGTATACTTCTGGACCTAGGCAACGTTTGCAGCCAGGTGGTACAATTGTTTTAGTTATGACTCGTTGGCATCAAAAAGATTTAACTGGACAATTAATCAAATCACAAAAAGAACCTAAAGCTGATCAATGGGAGTTAATAGAATTTCCTGCTATCATGCCATCAGGTAAACCATGCTGGCCAGAGTATTGGAAGCTAGAAGATTTACAAGCTGTTAAAGCAACATTACCTGGATCAAAATGGAATTCACAATACATGCAAAATCCAACTTCGGAAGAAGGAGCACTGATCAAAAGAGAATGGTGGCAAGATTGGGATGCAGATGATCTTCCAGCATTAAGACATGTTATACAATCTTATGATACTGCATTTATGAAAAAATCTTCTGCCGATTTTTCTGCAATTACAACCTGGGGCGTGTTTCAAAAAGATGAAGACTCAGGTCCTTGTTTAATGTTGATTGATGCATGGAAAGGTCGAGTCGAGTTTCCAGAACTCAAGCGTATCGCATTAGAACAATACGGATATTGGCAACCTGAAACAGTTATTGTAGAATCTAAAGCATCAGGGCTACCCCTAACTTATGAGTTGAGAAAACAGGGAATACCTGTTATAAATTTCTCACCATCAAAGGGAAATGACAAGCATACTCGTGTCAACTCAGTTTCCCCATTGTTTGAAAGTGGTAAAATCTGGGCACCTACTCATATGGAGTTTGCTCAAGATGTTATCGAAGAGTGTGCTGCTTTCCCTTATGGTGATCATGATGACTTGGTCGATAGTATGACACAAGCTGTGATGAGATTTAGACAAGGTGGTTTGATAGAGCATCCTGAAGATTACAAAGAGGATCAAGGACCACGAAAAGCAAAGAAGTTTTATTAATATGGAAAATAGTTACGAACAACTTATAGACGATTACAACAACGGTATTTTAGTACAAGCCGGAGAAAGTTTAACCGATTACATCAGTAGAATGGGTGGAGTAAATTATCCTGATAAAAAAGCTAACGGTGGAATTATAACTGCATTAAGAATTGGTTTAGCTAACGGATCTTTAAGTCCAGATGAATTAGCAGCTTTAAAAGAAGAAGTTAAACAAAACCCTACAATGGTTAATGAGATTACAGATATAGAATTTGGTGTTAACGAACCAGGTCCAGCCACAGATCAAGGACCTTACCCAATGGATAAAAAAACTAAAAAAGAAAAAGAAAAAGAAATGTTAGAAGAGTTAGAAGAAGAATTAAAAAAATTAAAAAATAAAAAAGCTGATGGTGGTATAATGCGAGTTGATTTAAGTGAAGGCACACCTAGTAAAAGAGATGAACTTGTAGAAAGGTTTGGTGTAGGGTCAGATCTTTTAAAAAAAGTGTATCCTCTTTTTATGGATGAAGATGGAGATTATAGAAAAGCATTACAAATTGCAAAATACGAATTAAGTAAATTTATAAGTGGAAAAGGAACAGATTTAGATACCGGTGCTGAGTGGTATAATAAATTAGATAAAGATACTCAAAAAGAAATTTTGGAAGAAAAAATTAAAATAAGAGAAAAACGTCCAGAGATGTATAAAAAATTTGATATTAAACCCTCTCCGCAAATGGTAGAGGAAATGGAGATGCCGGTATATGATGAAGAGTATGCTGGTAAATATGGTATCGGTGGAAGATATGCAGATGGCGGCGTAGCTGGAATATTGAAGGTATAATGAAATACCCTAAAACAAATCTGTTGCCTCCAAAATCAGGCCCTAATCCTCAAGGCTTGAATATATCCTATAATACTGTTAAAGAGGTAAAGGAGAAAATATATAATGGCGGACAACGTAGACAAATCATTACCAAACACAAGAAGCGAAGTTAAGATACCATCTCCAGAGGAGATTAACGAAAAAGTACAAGAGAAAGTTACTGAAGAAGTAACAGCTCCTGATGGTGTTGAAACAATTCAAAACGAAGATGGATCAGTAGATGTAAACTTTGATCCTAGAGCCGTTGCTCCTGAAGAAGGTGACGAGCACTATTCTAATTTAGCAGAGTTCCTTGGTGATGAGATTCTTGATCCATTAGGCACACAACTACAAACAAATTTTGAAGAGTATAAAGAATCTAGAAGAGACTGGGAAAGAACTTATACATCAGGATTAGATCTATTAGGATTTAAATACGAAGACAAAACAGAACCTTTTCAAAACGCTAGTGGTGCTACGCATCCAGTTTTAGCAGAAGCGGTTACACAATTTCAAGCTTTGGCTTATAAAGAATTACTCCCGGCCGAAGGACCAGTAAGAACAGCGGTCGTTGGAAAAGTTACTCCAGAAAAAACTCAACAAGCAGAGAGAGTCAAAGATTACATGAATTACGAACTTATGGAAAAGATGCCAGAGTACGAACCTGACTTTGATCAATTATTATTTTATTTACCTTTAGCGGGTTCAGCATTTAAGAAAACGTATTACGATGAATTAATGAATCGTGCAGTTTCTAAATTTGTACCGGCAGATGATCTGGTTGTTCCGTATACGGCTACCTCATTAGACGATGCGGAAGCAATCGTTCATGTTTTAAAAATGGACGAGAACACTTTGCGTAAACAACAAGTAGCAGGTTTCTATAGAGATATCGATTTAGGAACACCGGCTGATAATGCTACAACAACTTCAGATCTTAAAGCTAAAGAACGAGAACTAGAAGGAATTAGAAAAACAGCACAAGAAAATATTTTTACGCTTTTAGAAATACATACGGATTTAGATCTAGAAGGATACGAAGATAAAGATGTGGATGGTAATCCAACAGGGATTAAACTTCCATACATTGTTACTTTAGAAGAAGCAACAAGATCTATTTTATCTATTAGAAGAAACTATGAAATTGGTGATCCTAATAAATCTAGAATAAAATATTTCACTCATTTTAAATTTTTACCTGGTCTTGGTTTCTATGGCCTAGGTTTAATTCACATGATCGGTGGACTATCAAGAACAGCAACACAAGCCTTACGACAACTATTAGACGCAGGAACTTTATCTAACTTACCTGCAGGGTTTAAACAAAGAGGAATTAGAATCAGAGATGATGCACAGTCAATTCAACCTGGAGAGTTTAGAGATGTAGATGCTCCTGGTGGAAATATAAAAGATTCATTTATGATGCTTCCATTTAAGGAACCATCACAAACTTTGTTACAACTTATGGGCGTCGTAGTACAAGCAGGTCAAAGATTTGCTTCAATAGCAGACTTGCAAGTAGGAGAGGGTAATCAACAAGCAGCTGTGGGTACGACCGTAGCATTGCTAGAAAGAGGATCGAGAACAATGTCTGCGATCCATAAAAGATTATATGCTTCACTAAAAAGTGAATTTAGATTATTAGCTCGAGTCTATAAACTTTACCTCCCACCAGAATACCCCTATGATGTTGTGGGTGGTTCGCGAACAATTAAACAAGCGGACTTTGATGACCGAGTTGATATACTGCCAGTTGCTGATCCAAATATATTTTCTCAAACACAGAGGATCTCTCTCGCACAAACGGAACTTCAGCTGGCAGTTTCCAATCCACAAGTCCACAACGTTTATCAAGCGTATAGAAATATGTATGAAGCGTTAGGTGTAAAAGATATTGATTTGTTATTGAAAAAACCACAACCGCCAATGCCAAAAGACCCTGCATTAGAACATATTGATGCAATGGCTGGTAAACCTTTTCAAGCTTTCCCTGGTCAAGACCATAGAGCTCACATCACAGCGCATTTAAATTTCTTAGCTACTAACTTAGTACAAAATTCACCGATGATGGTAGCAAGTATTGAGAAAAATATTATGGAACACATTTCATTAATGTCTCAAGAGCAGATTGAAATAGAATTTGCACAAGAATTACAAACAGTAGCTATGATGCAACAACAAATTCAGCAAAATCCGCAGCTTCAACCTCAGTTAATGAACATGATGCAAAAGATTGAGTCTAGAAAAGCTGTATTGATTGCTGAAATGATGGCAGAATTTAAAAAAGAAGACTCAGAAATTAATGGCGGCTTAGGTGCTGACCCATTAACTAAGTTAAAATCAAGAGAATTAGACTTGAGAGCAGCTGAAAATCAAAGAAGAGCTGAAGATGATGAAGAAAGAATTAATCTTGATCGTATGAGAGCTATGATGAACCAAGCTAACTTCCAACAGAAGCTAGATCAGACGGAAGAATTAGCAGAATTAAGAGCTGCAACAAGTTTAACGAAGCAAGAAATGTCTACCGCAGGCAAAAAATTTGATTTTGGTAGAAATTTCCCTAAAAAGTAGGTATAAACAATTTAATAAGGAGAAAACTATGGTTAAAATAACTAAAGAGCTAGGAGTTGGTAAAGACGGATACCAAACAGGTGGTGTTGAGTATAAAGAAGAGGTTGGGAAAGTAGCAGTAGACCCAAGATCTAAAATTATTACCAACCAAGACGATCCTGTGAACAAAATCAACGAAGGAAATACAGTTGATGTTCGAGGTAGAAGAAGAATGCTAGCTGATAAGAAAAAAACAGCAACTTGGTATTAGTTTATGTGGCTACAAGCGATTAAATTAGCCGCACAAGCTGGTTCTAAAATTTATGCTAACAGACAAAAAGCTAAAATGGCAATGTCTGAAGCACAATTATTGCATGCTGAAAAACAAGCCCGAGGTGAGGAAGCTTACCAAGGTAAATTGTTAGAAGCGAGACAATCAGATTGGAAGGACGAAGCCGTTCTTATAATATTGTCAACTCCGGTAGCGGTGTTGGCATGGGCAGTCGTATCAGACGACCCGACAGCGATGGACAAGGTCAAAATGTTTTTTGACATGTTCTCGCAATTACCGTCATGGTTTACAAATTTGTGGATCCTTGTCGTGGCGAGTATTTATGGTATCAAGGGAACACAAATTTTTAGAGGAGGTAAAAAATAATATGGCAACAACTTCATTTTCAGGACCGATTAAAGCTGGAACGATCTCAAACACAACGGGAACAATACTTGGCAACAATGTAAAAAATACAGGTCAAGTAGCTATGACTCAGTCAATAATGATTAGTATGGCAGTAGCAGCTGGA